CCCCCGCCCCGGTACTTGAACCATCAACATGGACACATCTGGACACGAAGGAGGCACGCGATGGGCAGCTCCCCCCGCCAGCGGCTGAGCGCCGCCGAGCGCCGGAAGCAGGCGTTCGCGCTCTGGCTCGCCGCCGTGGACCTCCGCACGATCGCCGCACAGGTCGGGTACGCCGACGCCAGCGCAGCGAAGAAAGCCATCGACAGGGCGATCGAGGAGTCCATCGCCCGAGAGAAGGAGGACACCGACGCACTCCGCCGCACCGAGGTCATGCGCTACGACCGGCTACAGGCCGCGTTCTGGTCCCCGGCGGTAAAGGACCGCGACAAGAAGGCGGCCGACATCGTCCTGAAGTGCATCGCGGGCCGGGAACGGCTCCAGGGCCTCGCGGCGCCCGCGCGGGTCGAGCACTCAGGCGAGGTGACCACGGAGTACCGGATCATCGGCCTCGACCCTGACGAGCTGGTGTGAGCGCCCCGGCCGAGGAGCGGCCGACCATCACGGTCGAGCTGCGCGGCGCGAACCTCGATCTCCTGCGCTGCCGGGAGACCGAGGTCGCAGCCGTCGGCCGGGCGGGCACCGGGAAGACGCTGGCCGCCTGCTGGAAGCTCCACCTCACCGCCATGAAAGTCCCGCAGCTGCGGGCCCTCATGCTGCGCGCCACGCACACCAGCCTCACCGCGACGACCCTGGTGACCTTTCAGCGCTCGGTCGCCCTCGCCGCCCTCGCCGACGGCTCTGTCCGCTGGTACGGAGGCTCAGGGAAGGACCCGGCCGCGTTCCGGTACGCGAACGGCTCCGAGATCCTGGTCGCGGGCGGCGACCGCCCCGAGAAGTTCCTGTCAGCCGACCTTGACCGCATCTTCGTCGACGAGGGCGTAGAGATCACCCTCGACCTGTGGGAGACCCTGATCACCCGCCTCCGGGGGAAGGCGCCGACGTACAAACAAATCATCCTCGCGACCAACCCCAGCCACCCGCAGCACTGGATCAAGCAGCGCGCGGACGCGGGCGGCCTGACGATGATCACGTCCAGCCACCGGGACAACCCGTACTACGTCAACCGTGACGGCTCGTACACCACCGACGGCCGCGACTACATGACCAAGCTGGACGCCCTGACCGGTGTCCGCAGGATGCGCCTCCGTGACGGCCGGTGGACCGCGGCCGAGGGCGTGATCTATGAGGAGTACGACGACACCGTCCACCTCGTCGACCGGTTCGAGGTGCCGGCCGACTGGCCGAGGATCTGGGGCGTCGACTTCGGTTACACCAACCCGGCCTGCGTCCAGTGGTGGGCTATCGACCCGGACGGGCGTCTCTGGCTGTACCGGGAGCTGTACCACACGCGCAGAACGGTCGACGAGCACGCCCGGACGATCCTGGAGGCCGTCACCGAGGTCGACGAGGAGACTGGCGAGCGGACGTGGACGGAGCCGAAGCCGATCGCCGTCGTCTGCGACCACGACGCCGGTGACCGGGCGATCCTGGAGCGCGAGCTGGGGCTGTCGACCACCCCGGCGCGGAAGGAGGTGAAGACGGGCCTCCAAGCGGTGAAGAACCGGCTCAAGCCCGCCGGGGACGGCCGGGCGCGCCTGTACTTCATGCGGGACGTCCTCGTCGAGCGGGACCAGGCCCTCGCCGACGCGAAGAAGCCCCTCGGCACCGTCGATGAGATCACCGGGTACGTGTGGGCGAAGCCGACCAGCACTGCGGCGGCGAGCAAGCCCGAGCCCGAGGAGCCGCTGAAGGTGGACGATCATGGCATGGACACCATGAGGTATGTCGTTGTGGAGCTGGACGTCGTCGGCACGTCGAGCGTGCAGTCACCAGCTGCCAGGCGCGGGCAGACCGGCGGGCGGGTGTCCCGAGGGGCGCAGCGGTACGGGCGCAGTCTCGGCAACGGCGGGAGCAGCGGCGGGGGAGGGCGCGGCCGGAGCTGACCGGTCCGCGCCTACTCGCCGTCTCCTCCCTCCGTCAGTAGACCCTTCAGTCGTCGCTCCAGAGCGCTCTGTCGAGCCTGCTTCACGAGCGCACCTTCGTAGGCCCGAGGGAGTCCACGCGGCACAAGCTTCTCTATCGCTGGGGCGAGCATCTGGAGGGCGTCGGCTAGCGGGGCGAGCGAGGTGATCGGTTGGGTGAGTCCGAGGGATGTGAACTCCTCGGTGGACAGTGCGTGGGGCGAGTCGTGCCGGAGGATCGTCACACGGGGGTCGGCAGTGTCCGGAGTGAACAGGACAGAAGTGGTCCAGGACGCGCCTGCCGAACCGGCACTGAACTCGGGCTCGCCGAAGTAGGCCATGCCTGAGATACACCACCGGGCGACGGCCGTGTACCACTCGTGTTCACCGATCCGGTACGCCCGGACCTTGTCCACGGAGCGGAGCGACGCCCTGGCCGAGACCCAGCCCTCACCGGGCATAAGGGCCGTCTCCTGCCCGACCTCGCGGCCAAGCGTCGTACACGTGAACGTCTCGCCCTGGCTGCCGAGGCGCTTCTCCGCCGCGTGCCCCATCTCCCTCAGCACTGTTGACGAGCCAAGGATCTCGGCCGCGAGAACCGCGTCCGTCTCGGCGGGCTTCGTGAACCGCTTGATCACCTCATCGAGCGTCGTGAAGTGAATGAACCGGTCACCGAGGTCAGCGACATCCCGGTTCATCGGCGGGGGATACGCGCTGCCGTTCCCGAAGTCCCTGGTGTTGCCGCTGACGAAGCAGACCGTCTCCTCCGGGTGCTCGCGGGCGTACTCGACGGCTGTGAGCCAGATCAGGGCATCCCGCGCACCCGTCTTCCCCTTCCCTTGCGACTTGCAGGGCGGAAGGACGTTCACCTCGCGGTACAGGGCTTCGCGCATGGCCGTCGGGCTCGGCCTCAGAGTCTCCACGACCGTCCCGAACGCCGCCTGCCAGTGCTTCCGGACGCGCTCGGTGTCGGCGCCCTCAACCGGCATGTTCAGCTTCCACGGGGTGTGGCGCGCGAATGTCTTCAGGGCCGCGTCGGCCGCGTCGTGGGCGTCCTGGTGGAAGATGGCCCGCTGCGCGAGAAGTTCCTCCGCCACCATCCAAGGCATGGCGACGCGTTCACCGACCGCTCGCAGAGTCCGCAGCAAGTCCGCGCTGCTGTCGTTGAGGTCGAGGGCTCTGATGATGCATGCGTCGAGAATGATCAAGATCTGAACCTCTGGCTGATCCGGAATCGGATCACAGGGTCTCAGGCATCGCCCCCTCGACGCACCGGACTTACGCCAGCGGTCGCGCGTCGGCTTCAGCTCTCCTCGTCGACGAGGGCGGCCGGGACGAACGAGACGTCGACGACGTCGAAGCCGGGCCCGGGTCCGTAGATCAGGAGGTCTATCCCCGCGGCGGTGTGCAGCTCGACCGTGTTGAGCGGCGGCCCGGAATCCATGGACGGCCGCTCAGCGTCTCCAGACATGCGCTCACGGTAGAAACCGCCAGACGGGCATGGGCAGGGGCGCACAGGGGCGGTGAGGGCGCGTCAGGGGGCGTTCCCGCCCCGGCTTTCCGCCGGATAGAGAGGATTGACCACATGGCAGACGCAGACCCGACCGTGGGGCCGTTCGGCCCGCTTAAGTCACCGCCGACCAAGCCCGGCCCCGACGGTACGCTCCTCCGCCGTCGCTGGGCCCTCGTCGGCACCCGGCCGCAGGTATGGGGGCACGCCGAGTTCCAATCGGCCTACGTACCTGACGACGGCACGCCGGACGACGCCACTGAGCATGACTGGCACGAAGCGCCCCCGCTCGCTCCACTGCTCACCGTCACCGGTTGGGCATACATGGCGGTCGAGGCCGAGTACAAACGGCTGTGGGCGGAACGCAGGGCGCAGCGAGAAGCTACGCGTCCGGCTCCTCGACCACGGTGACGTGAGCGGCCGGATCACCGAACTCGTGCCGCACCGCCCGCCGGTAAAAGTTCCGCAGCTCCTCGCCCGCCTCGAACCACACAGCGCGGCCGACGGCCAGATGCATAAACCGCCACTTGCCACCAGCCACCCGCCCGGTACAGCAAAGGATCACCGAGCCATCCGGCCAGTCATCGGCCGTGTGTGAGTGGGTGACCGGCGCCGGTACCTCGTCGCGCTCGGCGAACGCGATCAGGTCCGCGGCCTCGATCGGCCGGCCCTCGCCCAGGAGGACGGTGTCGCGCAGCTCCTCCAGCATCCCCGCGCCCTCGCGTCCGAGGACGTACCCGTAAGCCAGGAGCGCCGCCTCCCGGGACGCGTACGCCCCGGGTAGGAACCCCCACCAGGCCGCGGCCACGCCCCACGATGCCGGCCGGGGCGCTGCGCCCATCTGGACGGGGTCGTACAGGCGGCACAGGCCGACCGGCCGGGCACCCTCGGCTACCGGCTCGCTGGCGTGCTCCTCGAACTGGATGCGGTCCCAATCCGGGTGTGCGACCTGCTCGATCCGGTCCGGGGTGAGGGGGCCCTCGACGAGGGCGGCCTCCAGTGCGGCGACGATCTCGCGGGACCCACCGAGCCGGATGCCCTTCGCGATGACCCGGGCGTCGGTGTACGCGGTGTCAGTGCTGGCGGTCATGAGGGGGAGTCTCCCAGCGTGACCCTGCCCCGAACCAGGGGAACGAGGCAGGGACGCGGTTGACCCCCTGCCCGGCCCTGGACCAGCGGCTCGGGGGCTCCACCCCTTCGCGGGCGACTGGGTGGGCCACCGACCGTAGCCGATCCCCGGGCACGCCCTGTCCGCCGAACACGGGCCTGATCCAAATCCTTCGGTTCGTGATCCAATTTGACGGAAGATTTCCGGCAATGGCTTATGCTGCCCGCCGCAATCAGGAAGATCTTCACCGATGGGCGGACACACATGGTCGGTCTCCCCGCGCTCGCAGCCCTCGCGTTCGCGTCCTACCGAGGCACACAGCTCGTCGTTCACGACTCCATCGGCGACCCCCTCCGGGACCGGGTCATCGCCTGGCACGAACGGCGCCCCGACTCCCCGTTCCGCAACGCGATCGTCACCCTCATCGCCTGTACGTACTGCGCCGGGTGGTGGGTGTCCGGCATAGTCCTCGCGCTCTACCTCCTCGCCGCCGACGCCTGGACCGGCACCGCCCTCCTCGTCCACGGCATCGAATGGTTCGCCGTCGCCGGCGGGCAAGCCCTGCTGAACCGCTGGGACGACACCCGCGACCGGGGCGCGGCATGAGCCCGGCCCGCGAGCTGACGGCCGCCGCCGCCCGCTACACCTCCCGACGCCTGCGCACGAAGCCCGTTGACGGCTCGTGGCAGGAACGCGCCTGGAGCTTCTACGACACCACCCCCGAGGTACGGTTCGCCGCCTCCTGGACCGCCAACGCCATGAGCGGCGCCCTGCTCTATGCCGGGTACCGGGCCGACGACGGGACGATCGAGCGCGCCCCGGACAACAGCCCCGCGGCCGAGCTGGTCGCCCAGATCGCGGGTGGCCCCGACGGGCAGGCGCAGCTACTCGGGGACTCCGGGCCGCACCTCACCGTGGCGGGGGAGTTCTGGATCGTCATCCGGCCGCGCCCCGACGACAGCACGGCAGTGCCGGCCGTCCCCGACACCGAGGGCACTGACGAGGAGTGGCACGTCCTCTCCGTCAAGGAGGTCCGCAAGGAGTCCAACAAGCTCGTCGCCGAGATCGACGGGATCGAGGTCGAGGTCCCCGGCTACGACCCCGACAGCGCCAACGACGACGCCCCGGTAGCCATCCGGGTATGGGAGTCACACCCGCGCCGCAAGCTCGAAGCAGACTCCCCGGTGCGTGCCTCCCTGGACCTGCTGGAGGAGTTGCAGCTCCTCAACGCGGCCGTCGCCGCGATCGCCCGCTCCCGGATCACCGGCCGGGGGATCGTCGTCATCCCGAAGGGCACCAGGTTCCCGACGACACCGACGCAGGGCGACGCCGAGGACGACCTGATCGAAGTCCTCATGACGGTCGCTGAGACCGCCATCCGCGAGCCCGACAGCGCCGCCGCCACGGTCCCGATCATTCTCGAAGTCCCCCCGGAGATGGTCGGCAAGATCGAGCGCCTGACGTTCGAGAGCGACTTCGACGAGCTGGCGATCAAGCTGCGCGAGGAGGCCATCCGACGGTTCGCGACGGGCCTGGAGATGCCGGCGGAGATCCTGCTCGGCATGGGGGACGTGAACCACTGGGGGCAGTGGGCGCTCACCTCGGAAGCGATCCGGCTCGGGATCGAACCCAAGCTCTCCACCGTCTCCCACGCCCTCACCACACAGTGGCTGCGCCCCATGCTGGAGGCGCAAGGTGTCCAGGACTGGCACCGGTTCATGGTCTGGTACGACACCAGCCCTCTCCGCGTCCGAACGAACCGCTCCGAGACCGCCCTGAAGCTGTACGAACTCGGCGTGATCAGCGCGGCCGCCACGCGCCGCGAGACCGGTTTCGACGAGGCCGACGCCCCCACCGCCGAGGAGCAGGCCGCCCGCGAACGCCAACGCCAGGCCCCAGCCGACGAGGAGGCGCCGGCGGACAACGTCACGCCGCTCCCCGTCGACGAGAGCGAGGCGCCCCCGGACACCCTCGCCGCCAGCGCGCGCACGGCGTTCCTCGCCGCCGCGGACCAGCTCATCGGCGCGAGCCTCGACCGCCTCGTCCGCCAGCACGGGGAGCAGCACCGGACCGCGTCCACGACTCCGGTCGCGGTGCCGGCCGCTGCTCCCCGGGACGGTCTGATCGCCGCGGCGGACGGCCTCATCTGGCACGCCCTGACCGCGGCCGGCCGCAAGCTGGAGCGCACCCCCCTGTGCCCCCGCTCCGAGCGATCCCGGGCCCGCGAGGTCCAGTCGGCGCAACTGCACACCCTGTTCCCCGTCCAGGCCCACCAGATCGACGAATGGAAGCTCCTCGACGGCGTATGGACTCGCGCGGAGGAGATCGCCACCCGGTACGGCCTCGACACCGGGTGTCTGACCACCGCCTTGGACACTTACTGCCGGGAGCTGATCGCGGCCGGGGTGGTCCACACATTCGACGTCGTCCCGGCCGCCCTGTCCTCCTGCACCGACTACGCGGCGGCAGCATGACCACCCGCCCGCCGCTGGAGGTCCGGGTCGAGGGCGACGTGTCCCACGTCGTCGCCGAGTGGTGCCCGCACTGCAAGGCATGGACCCTGCTGACCGGCGAGACCGTCCTCCTCACCCCGACGGGCGTCGTCCCGGTCGGCTTCTGGGCGTGGTGCGAGACGTGCCACATGGCTGAGGAGGCGCCCCGTCGTGTGTAACCCGACCCCGGAACCCCCGGACCTCCCCGACGAGCACCAGGCCGCGCCGGTCGGCCACAGCATCGCCGCACACCGGGCGTTCGGCTGGTGCTCCCACTGCAAGGACCACGGCCCGGCCGAGGAGGTCGTCGCCTGGCGCACCCGGGCCAACCGCGAGCACGACGCCCGACAGCACACCCTCGCCGCCCCGGGACCGGACCACCGAATCGACCTGCGCGCCGTATACGAGCAGCCGTGCCCGTCCTGCGGGCGCGAGGGCCTGACCGTCGTCACCGTCACCCTCGTCGAGGGCCGCACCCGGCGCCAAGCGGGCGGCTGGGCGTACTGCACCGAGTGCGACCACGTCCCGGCCGCCTGCTACTGCCAGCCCGGCGACGCCCCACACCTCGCCGTGCCCGTACCGACCGAGGAGGCCATCCGTGGCTGACTGGGAGACCCGCCTCGCCGCCGCCGAGGACGACGCCGCCGCCGAGGTCGCCGCCGTCCTGGACGACGTCGCCGACGACTTCGCCGCCGCCCTGGAGGCCGCGACCGAGATCGTCGCCGCCCGCTTCAGCGTCTCGCGCATCGCCACCATGTGGGGCAGGCACGTGCCGCGCCTGGTGCGCCGCTTCCTCGGCATCGTCGAGGACGCGGCCAACGAGGCAGCCGACAGCGTGGGCGAGGAACTGCCCGACGGCTGGGACGACCTCCCCGCCCGGTACGACGACGACACCCTCCCGGCCTCGCTGGGCGACTACGTCGACAGCACCGAGCACCTGCTCCGCGCCGTCGGTGACGACCTGTCCGCCCGCGCCGTCAAGGCCCTCGCCGCTGGCCTGGACGCCGGGGAGGACGTCGACGCCCTCCGCGCCCGGCTCCGCGCGGTGTTCGCCCGCGAGGAGGGCGCGCAGCTCGGCCCCGGCCGTCAGGAACGGATCGCCCGGACCGAGGCGTCGAGGGCCTGGAACTCCGCCACCCTCGCCGCCGCACAGGACTTGAGCGGCCCGGACCGGCCCCTCGTCAAGCAGTGGCGCACCCGGGGCGACACCCGGGTCCGGCACAGCCACGACCGGGTGGACGGGCAACTCCGACTGCTCGACGAGCCGTTCAAGGTCGGCGGGCACGACATGATGCACCCGGGCGACCCGACCGCACCGGCCGACGAGACCGTCAACTGCCGCTGCGCGCTGCGCCTGGAACGCGCACCCGAACGCACCTCGTCCCTGGCATTCGTAGACGCGGGCTCGACGGCCTCTTTCGAAACGAAGGCGCGCCTCACTGCGGCGGCCGACGACCAGGCGACCGAGCACACGGGCGCGATGATCGCCCTCGTCCCCTCCGACGAGGACGCGCGCCGCCTGGCCCTCGACGGCGGGGAGCCCGTCGACGAGCTACACCTGACCCTCTGGTACCTCGGCGAGGCCGCCCCCTGGACCGAGGACCAGCGAAACGAATTGATCGGCCTCGTCCGCTCCCGCGCGGCCGACCTGCCCGGCCCCATCATCGGCCGAGCCTTCGGCGTGAACCACTGGAACCCCGGCAGCGATGACCCGGCATGGGTGTGGGCCATCAGCGACGACCGCGACGCCGACGGCTCCCGCCTGGAGGACGCTCACCGCCTGGTCGTCGACGCCCTCGAATCCACCCACGACCGTCCCGACACCCCGGCGCAGCACTCCCCCTGGGTGCCGCATGTAACCGGGACCTATACCGCCGAGACGTGGCCACTGGAGGCCATGATCGACCGGCTCGGCCCCGTCACGTTCGACCGCGTCAGGCTCGCGTTCGCCGCAGACACCACGGATATCCCACTCGGCCCCGAGGAGGAGCCACCGATGGAACCCACCGCCGCGACGCAGACGGCCGCCGACGCCCTCGCGCCGCCCGTCCGCGCCTGGTCCACCCCCGGGGACACAGCCCTCGCCTTCGAAGGCCAGGAGACCGGAGACGGCCGCATCTTCGCGGCCGGTGCCCTGTACTGGGACGGCTCCGGCCCCTGGCCGTTGCAGTACGCCGACGAGATGCTGATGGGCCATCAGGGCGCGGAGCTGGCCGGATCCATCGCCAGCCTCGACCGCACGGAGCACCGGATCCCCGGCTCAGGCGTGCTGTACCTGACGCAGCGCGCCGGCGCCGAAGCCGCGATGCTCCTGGAGCAGGGCGCGCCCCTCGGCGTGAGCGTCGACCTCGATGACGTCGACGTCGAGTTCGTCGCCCGCAACGTCGAGGAGGACGACGGCCTCGTCCTGGCGGCATCCCTGCCCGCCGTGAACGTCCTCCCCATGGCTGACGGCTCCTGGTGCCTCACCGCCAGCCACACCAGCAGCCTCACCGCCTCGACCACGGCCGACGACAGCGACGTGTTCACCCGGCACCGGCACACGGCGCAGGTCATCACCACCCGCACCGGCGCCCTGTCGGCCGACGCCGTCCGCGAGCTGGTAGCGGCCGGCACCCTCACCGCGGCGGCCGGGGACGCCGACAACCCGGAGGACGGGATCGTCGTCCACGCGGAACGCTCCGGTGACTGGCTGGTCCGCATCACCCGCGCCCGGGTCCGTGGCGCGACCCTCGTCACGGTCCCGGCGTTCGCGGACGCCCGGATCGTCCTCGACGACCCGGAGGACGAGGGGGATGCGACGGCCGCCGCGGTGTCGGCCGCCGCCGAGAAGACCGTCCACGACGACGTGGTCCACTACGTGCGGGTCAGCCCCGCCCCTGTCGGCGCGCCCGAGGTCGCCCGAGCCCTCGGCATCAGCGTCGAGGCGGCGCGCGGGCACCTCGGCCGCGCTGTCCAGGCCGGGACCCTCATCCGGCTCGGCCCCGGGCAGTACGCCGTCCCGTCGACGCTCCCCGAGGGCCCCGAGGTCCAGGCGTCCGGCGTCGAGGTGGACGGGCTCGTCGCGTCCGCCTGGACCGCGATGCAGGATCTCCCCCCGATGCCGGCCGAGTGGTTCGCCGAGCCGACCGAGGAGGAGCTTCCCCCCGGCTCCGGGGGCGTGCACTACAGCAACGGCCGGATCTACGGATGGGTCGCACAGGCCGGGGAGCCCCACGCGGGCTACCCGGGGAAGAACCTGACGATCGACAAGCTCGCGAAGCAGGGCCTCGACTTCAGTCACTTCCTGCGCGCGAAGTTCCCCCTCGACGACGGCACGACGGTCCGCGCGGGGGCGTTCACGATGAATGCGGGCCACCACCGCGACGGCGCCGAGTGCGAGACGGCGGTCTGTCAGTTCGACGACTCGCGCACCGTCGCGGCGATCATCACCGTCGGCTACAACTCCCGCGGCCTGTGGTTCTCGGGTGCCTCCGCACCGTGGCTGTCCGACTGGGACCGGCGCGTGTTCCTCGGCTGCCAGCCCTCTTACCACCTGAACCAGGGCAGGGGAGGGAAGTGGGAGCTGCGCGCGGTCCTCTCCGTCCCCGTGCCCGGTCACTCCTCGCCGCTCCTGGCGGCCGCGATCGAGCGGGCGAACATGGCCCTGTGCGCCTCGGCCGCCGCAGCGGACGCGCCGTCCGCCCCCACGGACGCAGCCCCGTCCGCCCCCATGGAC